GTCAACTACCCCGCCCTGAAGGTCGGAGCTTGTTGAAAGACAGGCTCGGTTGACCAGGGTAAGCGGTAATCAACCCGCTACGTCACACACAGGTCGTCAAGACGCACCAGCGAATGCTTCCTCAGTTCGCTGCTCTGCAAGGTGGGGATCATGCTGGCGAAAGGTAAAGCGCCGAAGGTTTTCACCGCTGTCGCAAGACAGGAGCCGGTGTGTGACATTCCCGAGGGGAGATGCCTGAAAAGGCACGTAACTAGGCCCGTAAGGGTAGGAGTTTGAAATGGCAGTTTTTGTATTGGACCGGAAGAAAAAACCGCTGATGCCGTGCTCGGAAAAGCGGGCTCGGCTGCTATTGGAGCGAGGCCGGGCGCGGGTGCATCGGCTCGTCCCTTTCACCATTCGGTTGGTCGATCGTGAGCAGGAAGATTGCGCTCTGCAACACGTGCGGATCAAGCTCGATCCCGGCAGCAAGACCACGGGTGTTGCTCTTGTGCGGGAATCGGAAGAAGTCGATCCTGAGACGGGTGAAGTGCAGCGCAGCGCCCACGCGCTATTCCTGGCTGAACTTGCTCACCGGGGGCACTCGATCCGTGATGCACTCACCCAACGCCGTGCATTTCGTCGGCGTCGGCGTAGCGCGAACCTACGCTACCGTGCTGCGCGATTCAACAATCGCCGCCGACCAAAAGGCTGGCTACCGCCCAGCCTGCAACACCGCGTGGACACGGCTATGTCTTGGGCTCGTCGATTGTGCCGTTGGGCACCCGTTTCGGCACTGTCGCAGGAACTGGTGCGGTTCGATACCCAAGCACTGCAAAACCCGGAAATCTCCGGCGCCGAGTACCAGCAAGGAACATTGGCTGGCTACGAAGTGCGGGAGTACCTGCTGGAGAAATGGGGCCGCAAGTGCGCCTACTGCGATGCGCATGACGTGCCGCTGGAGATCGACCACATTCATCCCAAAAGCAGAGGCGGATCGGATCGGGTGAGCAATCTCACGCTCGCCTGTCGTCCTTGCAACCAGCGCAAAGCCAACCGGGATGTTGCCGATTTTCTGGCAAAAGACCCGAAGCGCCTGGCGCACATCGAAGCGCAGGCCAAAGCGCCGCTGCGTGATGCGGCTGCCGTGAACAGCACGCGCTGGGCGCTGTGGCGACGGCTCAAGGACACGGGCCTCGACGTGGAAACCAGCACGGGTGGGCGCACGAAGTGGAACCGGCATCGGCTCAACATCCCAAAGGCGCACGCCCTAGATGCTGCCTGTGTCGGTGAGGTCCACGCTGTTGCCAACTGGCAAATCCCTGTGCTGGTTATCAAGGCAACAGGACACGGCAGTTACCAGCGCACGCGGCTCAATGCCTTCGGGTTCCCACGAGGATACCTCACTCGCAGCAAGAGTGCATTCGGGTTTCATACCGGGGATCTGGTGCGGGCCGTAGTGGCGGCAGGCAAGAAAGCTGGAACCTACATTGGCCGCGTTGCCATACGCGCCAGCGGCAGTTTCAACATCCAGGCCGCAACAGGTCTGGTGCAAGGCATCCATCACCGATTCTGCGCGCTGCTCCAGCGCGCAGACGGGTATGGGTATTCATGGACAAGGATAGCAATCTGAAGAAAGAAGACGCGGGAACGGGGCGGTTTGCGCCGCCACGCTATCCCTCCCCGGCCTGAAGGCCGGGGTCTCTCGCGAATAAGGATGATACGGGCGCGACCGCGAAGCAAGGTGATGCGCAGTGGAAACGACGTAAGTCGTTGATCGATCTTTCAAAATTCGGCTCTGAAATGCGGTTTTCCGCCGTGTAGGCGGCTGATAGGGTTGGCGAATGCCTAAGAATCGATCCGTAAATGTTTCCGCCGTGTAGGCGGCTGATAGGGAAGCGCGGTTATCCGCTGAATGTTGCACGGGGTTTCCGCCGTGTAGGCGGCTGATAGGATCCAGCGTGGTGTACGGAATCACAACGCAATGTTTTCCGCCGTGTAGTCGGCTGATAGGGGCCTGCACCTAACCACCATCGAAAGTGGCTCGTTTTCCGCCGTGTAGGCGGCTGGTAGGTGGCGGCGAACTTCGACCCACTGGTGCGACAGGTTTTTTGCCGTGTAGGCGGATGGTAGGGTCAGGAGGGGCAAGCTCGAACAAATGGCCGAGTTTTCCGCCGTGTAGGCGGATGGTAGGTATTAGAGGCATGCGGCTACGCCGTACTAGATGTTTTCCGCCGTCTATGCGGCTGATATAGAGATGCGGCGTAAGCCGCCCTATTCCCGCTTCCTCTTTCTTCAGTTTGCAGCCTCAAATCGTCTGAAAGCCAGTTGCGTGCAAAACATGGTTGACTAGATCGTCCGTTCTGATATACTGTTTCGTGCATACTAAGGTTGGAGTGCGAAATGGCGGAGTTGGCAGGTTCGGCGGCATCACTGGCGGATTTCATCTGGAAGAACGCCGAAGACTTATGGGGTGACTTCAAGCACACCGACTTTGGCAAAATTGATCTGGATAGCCTTGGCGCTTGATCTGCTAAATCTTCCGGGCGTTGTGCCGCTCAAGGAATCCAACAAGTGTCGATTGTCGGACGGAGACGTCACCGTATTCGTCGAAACTGTCGCGTAGCAAGAACTCGAATGCCCTAGATTCGGCCTGGTGATTTAATCACACAACCCCTGCCCTGCCGAACAGGTCTCGCCGAACGCCTCTTCGTAGGACGCCTTCTTGTTCTTCCTAAAATCGATGCGCGCCCATTTCACCGCGCCGTCGATCGAACGGCGGGTCCGCTCGTTTTTCGGGTTGCTCGGAATCTGCTTGCCACCGAAGAACGGCGCAAACCCGGTTCTACTGGCCTGCCCGACCAAGTGCTCCCACTCGCGGATGCGGTCGATCTGCTCGGGATACTTTTCAGCAAGCAAGACAATCTCGGATTTCCGTGAGTAGATGCAAGGCGCGCAACTCACGCGAGAAAAGCCGCTGTTGTAGAGCGGGTTGATCGGGGTGCCGGTGTCGCGCAGAAAATCAAACACCTGCGCGTCTGTCCAATCGACAATCGGGCGGAAATACCACCAACCAGGCGCATGCCGCTCCATCCTGCGCAGATGAGCGCGTTTGTCAGAGTCGGTGTTTTTGGTGCCTTGCCAGACGATGAGGGGCTGCCTCTCGTGCAGGTCCATGAACGCCTCGTCGAATAGCTCGATCTTCAGGTAGCGCGTGCAGAACCGATGCGTATTGCGTGGGAACATGCCCTGCACAAGAGCCATGTCCAGAAACGGGTTGCCGGTTGCGTGGAGTACGCTTAGAGCTTCGCGCTTGCGCTTGTTGCTCCACCGGATTTTTCGCCCGGTCTTGTCGCGCCCGGTGCGCTGGTCTCGCGCAATAGCGCGCCGCCTGTCGGCGATGGACTGCGTGAAGTCCGCTTTGATGTGTTCGATGGGCAGCCCCAGATGGTCGGACAACTGGTTGAGATAGGCGTAGGTCTCCGGGTGCTCGTTGCCCGTATCCATGAACACGAGCCCCAGGCGATCACGAGGGACACGACGCGCTGCAAGAACGGCGCAAGCGGCAGAATCCTTGCCGCCAGAAACGGCAACAACGTGAATGGGTGGCTTCAAAATGCGTTTTGCCATCAAGAAAGTGTGCGGTTCTTTTCCCGCCCTGACGTGTCTTGCTGACCGCCGCCTTATCTGACAAGCGCGCCTTTCTCGGCTACGGCTGTGGTATTCACTGCCGTAGCGCCGCCGTTGAGCGCACGAGCACTCAAGCTAGAGTCTGGATCCAATCTTCAAGATTCGTCTTTTCCATCCTCGTAAAACTCAGGCGGCGGATCCTCGTCGTCTTCGAAATTTTCTGCGCTGGTAAAGTCCACGCCCAGCCTGTCAGCCAATTGCTCAAGCGTCTCGCCGGGTAGCGGTTCCGCTTCAGTGGGCGCATAAACTGGCGGGGCCGAATGGTTCGTGATAGCGTTCATGGCGGTGTCTGCGCCTTGCGCATGGTCGTAGGCAAGTTGCCGCTGCACGACCTGCGCGAGCGAGGCGTCAATGTCGCGGTCTCTGGCGTTGTTGATGCGGTACGCCTCTTCCCGCATGATGCGGTAGACCGCGTAATCGACCGGTTTGAGCGTAGCTGCTGCCACTTTATCGAGAACAGCTATTTTTTCATCTGCAATCCGCGCCTGGACTTCGAGTTCGCGCACGTCCTCATGAAGTTCTTCGGTCGTTGTGGAGTACCCGCGCATACGGCCTTGGTCGTCTCGGTATACGTATACCGTTGCCAATCGGTTCGGCGGGTACGGTTCGAGTTCTGGCGTGATTTCGGGCAACCCGGATTCGTCCCGCCCTTTGCTTGGCGGCATGCGCGCCGTGCGGTCGTCTTCTAGGTCCGCCCCGGCGTAGTCTTCCCTGCTGGGGTCTTCAGATGCTGCAAGGTCAGAGCCGCGATCCGCAAAGCCCTCGAGTTGGTCGAGACTCACCGACCCGCGATAGCCTCTCTCGTGGTGTTCGCCGATGATGTGGTTTGCAAAAATCCCTGCGGCAAGCGTCTTGTCGCCTTCAGCCAAGACAAGCGCGCCTTGTAGCGTGCTTGCGATCTGAGTGGGCGACCACCCGAGCGTGCGGGCGTATGCCGACATTTTGTTCAGATACACCTCGGTTTCTGGTGGCATGGTGGCGTAGGGATTTGCTGAAAGCGCAGCCGCTTCGATACTGCGAATCATCCTGCGCCCCGTTTCGCGGGCGACCTTCTCATCGTCGGGTTCGCGCCCGGTTTGTTCGGCGATCTCGTTTGAGATTGCTATGACTTGTCCGGCCAGTTTGTTGACCGGCCAGCCCATTGCGAAGTGCGCCAGATCGAGCGTTGCCTCGAGTTTTTCGCGCTGCGGGCCTTGGATTGCGTCAGGAATCAGAGCCTCCCACCGCTGGGAGCGGCGTGCCTTGAGTTCTTCCGGGTCAAGGTTTTCGACGTACTGTTGCGCCTGCGCCGGGCTTGGAGCCCCCGGCGCAGGCGCAGTCTCCAGTTCTTCGTCCAGACTGTCGAGTGCGCTCATGATTATTCCTTCGCGTGCCCATCAAACTCAACGGTAGCGGCAAGTGCCCTGCCCGCAACGGACAGCGCATAGG